GGCTGCCAATCGTCATCTAACTCAATAGAGTGTGCAAAATCAGCAACAGACACTTGGTCAATGTAGGCTAGGGCATCTAATAGATCGTCATGTGCCATACGATTAGGAAAATCCATCATCTGACCTAAAAAAACCTTCCAATCTCTCTTTTCGTTGAAGGAAATCTGCCCATGTTCCATTCTTCCTTGTAATGCCCAGGTAATTCTGTCGTTTTTCTTCTTACCACCGTGCCTAAGTTCAATAATTGAAACCCATTTACCCTCAGTACGCATTTCATCTTCCAAATAAGGCAAGATTGCGTTTCTAAGTGATCCTGTTTCTATGCCTACGGTAGCTGATTCGACTTTTAGAGCTGAGTGTAGTATTTTTTTAGCAGTTTCTTTAATGTTCCAACGACCATGAAGGATGTCTTTAACCCACCACTTATCACGATCTATTTTCACAATAGCAATAGCGGTCTCATCTAACCTGGAGCGTTTCAGATTTCTCTCTTGTTCGATTGCCTCAAAGCCAGCAGGGTCAATTGCAATGACATAATTACCTTCTTCTGGTTCTTCTTCAGTCTTAAACCACTCCTCTTGAAAGATTCCACCTGAACCTGTCTCAAAAGATGCCTCGAATTCTTGTCTAAAAGCCATAGAGGACATATTTTTTCTTGCAGCCTCAACTTCATCCTCTGGTAAAAATGGATTATCTGTAGAGTTAAACTGAAAAGCATCCCATTCGTCATCTTCTAAAGCATCTTTGTAAGTATCGTAAAAATGATTTTTTCCTGCGGGAGTAGAAATCATCAAACAAGAGCCTTTCACATCTGCAAGTACAGGTCTTAAAATCTGTTCCCACACAACTGGCTTCATACTACTATACTCATCCAACACGAGGTATGCTGCTGCATTTCCACGGAGAGTATCTGGTCGATCGCTTCCCTTGATGTATATTTTTCTACCGTTTATAAGAGTTAAAGTAGCTGTATTCTCATGAGCATTAGCAATCAGGTCCTTACCTAATTCCTTTAATAAAGACCACATAATATCTTTACCTTGTTGAAAGGTCGGAGCAACATAAAACACATCCTTACTTTCAGACTGAATGGCATTAATTAATAACAACCAAGCAGATAAGTAAGACTTACCAAATCGTCTACCAGCAGCAACTATCTTAAATCGTTTCTTAGAATGAAATATTTGTAGTTGAGCAGGGTGTAGATCAATGTTTAGTTCAGCCATCAGCTACATTAACAATAACTTCATCATCATCTTTCTCTTCGACCTCAACCAAATCATCATCAGGAGTAACATCAATAGACTGCTGTATAGAATCTAGGGAAGCGACATTAATAATCACCTGGGCATCATTCTTAACACGGTTAGGGTCAATCGCTTTGTGTACAGGTAAGATTCTGTCCATACACATCTTCAGGCAGTGAACATCTCCATCCATAGCTCTCTCAATGACCTTATTAACAATCTCAGGTGCTTTAGCAGACATAACCTCTCGTGCGAGGGCGGTGTATTTGTTCTCGCTGCCTTTTGGTCGACCTGTTGGATTAAGAGGTTTCATACCTTTGTGAAAGGCTGGATTTCCTCTTTTCTTTTTAGGTTCTTCAGGCTGTTCGAAGGGCGATGTTGGTGCTAATGGAGGTAGTCTTTCTTTATCTTTTTCCATGCCTTATATTATACCAATTTCATATTTTTTAAAACTTAATGTATTGACTATGCTATACAGTTTTTTGGAATTTCGTTTTTTGTAGGAGGGGTAGTAAATTTAAACTTACCGAGAGGATGGGTGAGCCTCCCCCTGGCAACGGATCAAATTCGGTGGATTTTAGCGACTTTGTGGGTATTTAAGCTGTAAAGGTTCCCATAGCGTCGGTGTTTAAGGGTTAGTGTTCTTTATCTGTATGAGATAAGGAACAGCCAACACAATTGGTTGAGAGTGAGAATAAATAAAAGAAGGATGGTAAATTTTTAAATGATTTACTAATAAATTTAATGATCTGATTAATGCTTATATATTCCCTTTGTGTTTCTTTATATCTTATTGTGTAATTTGGACTTAAGCGGATATTGATATCTACTAACCTGGCTATTGTTATAGACCATTACAGCGTCATTACTCACTACTGCTGCGACTATTATTGTTTGCTTATAGTAATACTAGGGTTTAAGCGAATATTGCCACCAGTAAAAATTGATACTATTAATTATTTATATAATTATGGCTAGACATTGTCTATACATATGTATAATAAAGACATTCCCAACAAAAGGGAAAAACAGCAAAAAATACAATTTTATCAATTAAATCAAGGAGTTATTATGAAATCAGTAAATCAAAAAATAGAGTCAGCGTTATTAGGTGGTGATAATAATCATGCTTATTTTGATTCAAATGAATTAAATACTTTGGTTCGTATGAATAAAGTTAATACTTTCATTATTAGTTGTGGAATAGATCGCTTTGTTTCAACTAATCAAGATGATGGTTATTATCCTTCTTTCGGTGCGATAGCAATTAACAGAAAACAAGCAAAAGATATAGCCAAAGATTTTAGAGAATACGGTGTAAAGAACGATAAACCACTTTTTGCAAGAGTGCGCATATCTGAACATTACGACAAACTAACATTAATGCTATAAGGAGAAAATAATATGAATACAGTAATTGAAAAAATCGAGCCTATGATCTATGTAGGCACATACGAAAAATATAATAGCGGATCAATAGCGGGTAAATGGTTAAGCCTCAATGATTATGAAGATATAAACGATTTTTATAACGCATGTAAAAAACTTCATAAGGATGAGAGCGATCCAGAGCTTATGTTCCAGGACTGGGAATATATACCTAATTCAATGATCTGGGAAGGTGGACTCAATGAAGAGTTTTATGACTTCTTAGATGAGGTTAATAACTCGCATATTAATTATGAGGTTTTTGTATCTGCTATTGATAACGGTATCAACTGGGATAGTGTGGAAGAGTCTTATATGGGCGAACATGATAGCGATGAGGATTTCACTATTGAGATGTTAGGCGAGCCTGAAATTGAGCATTTCGCTCATTATCATATTGATTGGAAGAGCTGCGCCCGTGAATACATGATGGACTTCTCAGAGATTAACGGTCATTATTTTAGTAATTGTTAAGGGGGATATTATGAAAATACTAAAAATAAATGGTTATCGCTTTAATGAATTAACAGAAAAAGCAAAACAACAAGTTATATATGACTTTTATGAAATGCCCTTTGATTATGAAGATGATAATGGCAATATTATTTATGATTATTTTGCCGATTGGTCTAAAGATGACCAAGTGGAATTTTGCTTAATGAATAATTATTACTTTACTAAGTATGGCTCAATAATTGGGGGGATATTATGAAAAATAAACAAAGGATATTAATGGAGATTTTTGCAAGTGATAATTTATACATTCTTAAAGATCAGAAAGAAAGTAAAGTTATTTACACGCTTAAAAGATATTTAATGAAAGCTAAGTTATTTTTTATTAAAGGCTTTCCTAAACATGGAGATATATATTAACAAGATGCCAGGTTAACGCCTGGCATTTTTACATCTAAAGACATTTCATTAAGTGTTTTTAGCTGTAAGATAATAATAATAATATGGAGGTTTTAACAATGAAAGAATCAAATATAGAGCTATCAAATAAATTAAATTTAGAGGATATGTGTGAGTTAATAGAGTTGTTTTCAGATCGAATTTGTGTTTTTAATATTAAGCATAAAACTTTAGACAATATAACTAGAAGCGAGGATTGGGAGGCGGTTTGTATTAATGGAGCTGCCATTCAAATTAATGTAGATGGTTAATTATTAAAGCGATTATATAAAGCCTTTCAATCCATTTTGAGGGGCTTTTTTTATGGACCAATGATAATGCTTAAGTTAATAATAAAGTCTTAAATATAAGGAGGATATAAGCCTTTAAATGATCCTAAAAAAATAATATTACTTTGTTTAAGTATAGCCATGTCTATACTTAAGCGATCCATTTTGTAAAACGGCTTAAATCTGTTTGTTGATAATTCTATATTAGGTGTTAATTGGGATTTGGCTATGATTCTATATTAGGTTGTAATTCTATATTAGGCTGTAATTCTATATTTAGTGTTAATTAGTCTAACAATTGCTATACAACATGATAAAATATATATTAATGACAACAACAAGGGAGCATAAGCAATGAAAACATTTAATGAAGTTTACACAGCCTGGCATGATCGCAAGAGTATTAATTGGACCAAAGAATCGGCAATTGTCTCTAATTCTTTAATGACTAATCATGTTATCCCAGCATTAGGTAATAAGCCTATTGATAAGATTGATGGTGATATGATTGATAAGCTGCTTATTGCTATGGATAAAAAAGGTTTTGTTGCATCCAGGAAGAAAGCATATCCTAAGATTGTTAGTGTCTTTAAGAGGGCTAAGAGAAAAAAGTATATTAAGTTTAATCCATCTTTAGACATTGATACTTCGGATTACAAGACTAAAACATCTACACCAAGAGCAACATCAGTCAAGCCAAAAGATATAAGCAAGATTCTAAATATCCTTATGAATAACTATCATCATCTACAAACTTGGCAAGTAACAATAGCTAGTCAATTAATGCCTTACATGATGAGCCGACCTATTGAGGTTTGTGGCTTGTTATGGAGTGAGGTCAGCTTTGAGGATAAAGTGATCTTTATCTCTAAGGAACGCATGAAGTCAGATAGAGACCATCAAATCCCAATGTCTAAGCAAGTGTTTGATTTACTAAAACAAGCTGAGACTCATCGTGAGAATAGTGAGTATGTGTTTCCAAGTCCAAGAGGAGGAGGACACATATCTACTCGTTCAATACTGTTAAGGATGAGAAGGGCAGGAATTAAGCCTAACGAATTAACAACTCATGGGTTTAGGTCGATGGCTTCAACTATACTTAATGAGGGCGTTCATATTAAAGGCTTTAGCAAGGATGCTATTGAAATGCAATTAGCACATAAAGACACATCACAAAGAGGCGTGTATAATCATGCAGCATACTTTGATTCTCGTGTCGATATGATGCAATCATGGGCAGATTA